TTGGAAACAAACTTACAAGGACGCTATGGAATTGTTAGCATTACCTAACACGATGTCTAAGAAGTACGAATTTCTTATTCGTCGTGCTGGTAAGCCAACAACTTTTAGGGTAAAGAAGAATTTCACTTCAGCCCTATCAGAGAATCTCCCGTCTTTTGACTACGATAATGCGAGTTTTGAGTACGGAAACGTACTGAAAACTCGTTTGGAAAGAGAAGTCGAACTTCGCTTAGTAGTTAATGCGAATTTTGACTTCCCCCCTCCAAATATTATCTCCTTCCGATCACATGATGTTTTAGATCGGATGGGATTGGTCCCTCGTCCAACGGATTTATATAACTTGATTCCGTGGACTTGGCTTTTTGACTGGTTTACTGGCTTGGGTTCATACGTCGAGTTAATCGACAACATGGCCCGAGACGATACTCTAGTCAATTGGGGTATGATTACCGGCAAAACAACCGGTCGTCTTATTACCAATCGTAGTTCAAAGATAGATAACCGCGTAACTACATCTATTGACTTTGTCGGGGTTAGCACAGTAGTTAATACTGTTGTGACTAACCACGAGTCCGTCCTTAATTACGAATGTTCTATTCGTAAAGATGCGGCCGCGGCACTAAGTGTGAAAACTACTTCTGCTCCGGATTTAACCGTGTATCAGAAGTCCATCATCGGGGCACTTCTTGCCCAGAGGAAGGGAAGCTTTACCCCTAGATCATGACGATCTAGAGGACAATCCATTTTCACAAGGAGACGTCTAATGTTGCCCGATCCAGTAACTATCACAGCCGCGTCCCCGACGCCCTCTCTTGTCTTCGCTATTGTGAAGCAAGATGGCTACGGGTCTGAACGGAAAGACACTGGTGGTAACGGTTATTCCGTTATTACCAATCATTCCTATCAGAAAGGCGGTGGCGATAAGCACTACGTTCAAATGACGCAGACGCTTAACGCTACCGACCCTTACTCGGGTCTGGTAAAGAAGCAAACTGCTTCTGTATCTATGACTATCGTCCGTCCTTCGTTTGGGTTCACCGACGCGGCTATTATTGCGTTGGCAAAAGCCCTCACGGACTATCGAGACGATACCGAAGTTACGACCGCTCGTCTGATTCAATTCCAGTCCTGAAGGTTTTCAAAGGAGAACACAATGTCCTCCTCTAACTTTCAGTATTCTGGCTTTCTATCAGACGCCGACTTACGGTTCATACTGTATATTTTAACCATAGCTTTCTTTGCTATATTGGTTGCTATATGCAGTCCGGGCCGTGTTCGGGATATCATGCGCCTTTCTTCGCGCGTGCTACCAGTGGCAACTCTTCCAATTGCGGAAGAGGGGTCGAGTGATCAGACTCGGAATCTATTACCTCATAGAGGAACAGATGAAAAGTCCGATAGCTCTCTTACGAAGCCTCCTAAATGACTTTCGGAGGCTGAATCCTGGTGTGAAAGGCCTCGATCGTGATATCATCACGATCGAGAAGAGGTTCGAAGACGAAGGCTACGGCTTCCTAACCGTAGCTTTACCCACTTTAGGTAAATCCCTGCAAAGGGGTTTATCCGAAGGTAGGTTTACCTGCCCTCCTGGTTTTAAAACGATCAGGAAGGGGTCAATCCCGAGACTTTTCTCAGGTATGACCAGTAAGGTCTTCGATCCGCTCACCGGTCTTCTTGAAGATGACACCGATTTTGGTGTCCTTAGGGATCTCTATCAAATCCTTATGTTCTTCAAGAAAACTCAATTATCGCCCGAAAATGAGGAATTTCTTCATCAAAAGGCGGTGAACGAGTTTTACCAGTGCGATGACACTGCAAGTAGGGTTGTTATACCCGACAGGCATGATCATCTCATTGGTCGTGTTTGCAAGTTGTTACTTAACACTCTCAACTCAAAGGATGTTGAAAATGCGACGTACAAACACGGGCCGGGTGCTGTCAAAGAAGGCATTAGCGCAAACCAGAAATGGGAAGCGCTTATCTCGGGAATCAGCGATGACCCCGAGTTCCTCTGTAAGTATGGTCAATGGACGGGCGACGATAGTCACCAATACACGGACCATGCTTTTGATTCGGAAGATCCTGATAGAGGGTCTCCGAGACACACTCGTACAGGCAGAGACTGGCGGAAGGTACTTAATAAAGTCCGACCAACACATGTTGGAGGACCTCCTTCTAGCCAATCAGCTCGAATCTCGAGCTTTCTCCGCCCTGTACGTTTGCGAGGAAGACTAACCTTTGACAGAGCTTCTAGAGGCAGTGCGAAACTAATTTCCGTTCCGAAGAATTCTACTTCGAGACGGACTATTACGGTTGAGCCCGTACTGAACCAATTTGTTCAGCAGGGACTTAACATCCTTCTTCGGGAAAGTATTACCGAATGTAGGATCTTGCGTAATTGTCTCGCGCTATCCGACCAAAGCTTGAATCAAAAACTTGCTTTGGAAGGCTCCCAATTCGACAACTGGGCAACCATCGATCTGAAATCTGCGTCTGATCTTCTCAGCACTACGCTGGTTAGATCAGTCTTTAGACATCAGATTCAATTTCTTGAATATATGATGGATTGCCGTTCTCCCTCAATTGAATGTCCGGGTAAACCGGGCATCGAACTTGGGAAATTTGCCGGAATGGGGAACGCCTTAACGTTTCCAGTACAATCCGTCTGCTTTGCGGTGGTCTGCATAGCAGCTATCTTGGATAGTCAGGGTGTGAACCCGACTTACTGGAATGTGAGGCGAGCCTCTAGGTGCATCCGTATTTACGGTGATGATATCATCGTAAAGCGGAAGCATGCACATCAGTGTGTGAACTGGCTTACTGCTGTTGGTTTAAAAGTCAACGACAGTAAGAGCTTCCTTATTGGTAACTTTAAGGAAAGCTGCGGTGTCGATGCGTTTAGAGGAGTTGACATAACTCCTCTTTACATTAAACACCGGCCAGACCAACTCGACGCAAGTCCTAGCGTTATTGCTGGGTTCGTGAGCCTTTCTAACTCTTGTTGGTTATCTGGGCTATACGAAACCGGCACCTGGCTGCGGGAATACGTGGAGGAACTCTTAGGAAAGAGCCTTCCGTTAGTATCGCAGCAGTCTGGTTCGCTAGGGTGGCATACTCGTCTTGACGCAGTTTCACCACATAAGTGGTGTCGCTACACGCATAGGTTCCTAACCAGGACACTTGCGCTTGCTCCTATAAAAAAGGATGACAAGTTAGATGGGTATGCCGCTTTACTGAAGTGCCTTTCATCTGCTCGTGTGGACCAAAGCTTGAACAGCGATGGTACGCAGAAAGACAGATCTAAGGTCTTAAGGAATCTTTTTCCGGAGCCACTGGCTCTTGATCTAGATCACCTCAGTAAAACCACTATCCGGTATAAAAGCCGGTTAGTGCGTCGTTGGGTGCCGTCCCTTACAAGGGCCGGTTAAATCTTAAGTTTTCTAACTTAAGTCAGAGATGGC